TACATCGGGATAGCTTTTAGTAAATCGTTCACTAAATGATAAAAAAAAAGCATTGCACCAAATACAACATCTAAAGGTAAACGTTTCATTTCCTCCATTACTAACTCATCTGCTTTGTAATCTTCAATCTCGTAAAGTTGTTTGTACTTTGCTTTAACTGGTCTATACAATACACCCATAGCAATATGAAGTTTTTGGATGTCATTAATACTATTTGAAACGTCTATTAACTCTCCTAAGCTAATATCGTCAAGGTTAGGTATAAATCCATATTCTTTGCCGTTAAAGTTTATTATACGCTTTAATTCAGGCTTTACATCAAATACACTTTTAAAGTGGTGCATTATCTCTGTTACATCTTTGTAAGCTATGTTTAACGTATTCTTTAAATCTATGTCACAAAATATCTCTATAGTCTTTTGACTAATAAATAATTCATCGTTTGAGTTATCCACTACGTTCATGTAACGTTGGTACTGATGTAGCTTTATCTCGCTTAATGAATCAGGAATATTTATCTTTACTTGCATATTATATTAACCTTAATTAGTTCTTTTTGTAGTACTGAATTGCTTGATTGTATAATTCATTTAGCAATACAAATTGCTGTCTTATTTGTGTACGGTGTGAAGTCATAAATAAACGTTCGTCAAATATTATCTTACCTCTATATCCTTTTTTATCTCGTAGGTACGATTCGCACAATGCTATCATTTGCCTGATGTCTACTTGCTCTACCATATTGAGTATTTACCTTTGTTTATATTCATCCCTAATGTTTCCATCTCGTGATATCTTATCGCATCGCATATGTGGTTTTGAAAGTCTACAGGTTTATTTAATTTATTACCTTGTTTATCCTTATCCCATGTATAATTTCTAAACTCCTTAATGATATTAGTAGATTTTGAAGTAACTAAATATTCTTGCTGTTGCATTACTTGAATACCAAAGTTGATAGAATCCTTACCTTTAGTAACTCCTTTGATAGTTTTACCATGTCTACGTATTTCTTCTATTGATTTAGGCTCTGAACTATCTGCATAAATAGGCACATAATTCGGTAATACTTTTGCTATGTCTGAATTAACCATTCCTGTCCTGTAGCATATTTCATTTAGTATTCTTTTACCGTTCCAATTATACACTTCTACGATTGCAGTTGGGTCATTTGTGTAGCCAAAATCTAATCCTATACCTAATAAGTTTGCTTCACTTGGTATTGAATCAATTGTTTTCCAATTGTCAAATATTACGCCCTCTAAATTACCTATCTCGCCTAATCCATAAACACGATACCAATTCTCCCAATAAGCCGATGTTTTTGATTTTTCTTTAGCTTTTAAAATAAAGTTTAAAGCACTTTCAGGACATGCTTCATTATCTTTGTAGTTAACTATTAAAAAATCTACATCATCATCGCCTTGTAATTCTGTGTGAAACCAAAACTCATTAACTGGATTCCAATCTAAATAAACCCCCTTCTTAGTTCTTGATGCTAATTCAGTATAAGCATGAAATGTCATGTTGTTACACTCGTTCATGTAAAGGTAGTCACGTCTAGCACCTCTTAACTTTGCATCATTATCAGCACTAAAAAATTCAATCACACTACCATTAGCGAACGTATATTTAAAATCAGATGCATTCCACCTCATATCTAAATACCTATTTGTCGCTATCATTATCTTTTTAAAGTCTTTCATGGCACCTCTTTTAAGGTGTGGTATAGATTCAGCAACAATTGATATTTCTGTGTTAGAATACTTAGCAGCAATATGTATAAGGATAGGTAGTATTCCAAAAGTTTTACCTGCTGAAGTACCACCCTGAATTCCTTTAACAAATTTATCTAATTTGCGTATTTTCTTTATAACTGTTGTTAGCTTAAAATCACTCATCTATTTCTTCATCTTCATCATCATTAAACAATGGCTGTTCAACGTGTGCTATCTCTTGCTTATCAACTAAGTTATTTAACCTTTGCGTTATGCTAGGATTGTATATCCCCGCCATACCTCCTGATATTTGGTCTGCTCTAACTTCTCTCCTTATACGCGTACAGATAGTTGAAAATCTCTTGTATCTATTATTTGAATTAGCGAAATAATTTGATAAATCTTTAATAATTCCAGCATCTGCACAATAGTTTTCAAACCCCTCTATTGTTAAAGGTCGTTCTAACTCACTATATTCACTCCTGCCATCTTTACCTACAAATGTATGCTTTAATATAGGATTGTTTTTAGTGTGTCTTTTGTACTCTTGGAATAAATCCCATAGATGTTGTGGGTCTTTTATTTTGTTTGGTCTACCTTGTTTGTTTTCCATAGTCTAATTATTACAATACATAAATAATGCTTTATGATAAAGTTTAAAAGTTTCATCTATATGTATAGATAACTGGCAATATTCAAAAACTTCTATTATTCTAGTACTCATTGTATAATTTTGTTAATTCTTTTATTCTGTTCCTCCAGCAATCAGGGCAACTGCTTAAAGGTTCGTTAATGTTGAATACTCTATTGTATATCTTTAGTAACTCTCTTTGTTGACTTGGTGCTAGTGTGTTAGTTTTAGATTCAAAGAATGTTGTTAGATAGTTGTATTCTTTTTCTTGTAAACACTTAGGTTGTTTATAAGGAAATAAGTTGTTTAAGATGTCTTTTCTTTTGTCGCAGCCACAATCTTCTCCTGCTATAAACTTAACTGCTTTCTCTATTCCAGTAGCTTGTAGAACTTTCTCTACACTATCTCCTAAACCTTTACTTCTAGGTTTACGTTTTCTTGTTTGTTTTGGTTTATTTTCTTCCATTTTCTAACTCTTTAAATCTATTTTTAAAACTTTTATATGCGTATCCTGAAACAAATCCACCTATAAATAATATAAATGAATATACCACAAATGCTAATTCTTTATTCTCTATCATTTCTTAACTCTTTACTTAATTCAAATAAATCATTTCTTAATGTTGTATTCTCTTTTGTAAGTCTTTCAACCTCTTCTTTCATTTTAACATAATTGTTGTAATTCTCTTTACTCTTTTCCTTATGTTGTTGTATGTATTCCTCTAATACTGATAATATATTATTCATATTAATTCAAAATCTTTGTTATAATAATCATCGTAATCTTCACCGACGTTTTCTCTTAATCTTTGTTTACATTTCTTTATTGTCCAAAATATAGTCGTTACACTTATACCTGTATCTTCAGCTAGTTTCCTCATAGACTTACCCTCGTTTAGGTAAATCTCAAAAAGTAACTTATCTGCCCAGTGCCATGATTCAATCTCTCCATTTACTTTATCATTTAGTCTACTTTGAGCAGATAGTTCTTCGTTACTTGTGTTTAAGGCTTCTAGTCCTTTACAATCTTCTATGTCTATATAATTAACCTTATTACTTTGTTTTTGTTGGTTATAGTATAAGTTTCTTAAAGTTAACCATACATACGATTTGTTTAGTTTACCGTTGTTAGTTATGTTCTCTAGTTTAGTGTACTTGTTTAGTTTGATATACATCTCTTGAACTATATCTTCGCAGGTGTTATGCTCTCCGAATGTTTTTACTATGTGTACCCATTCGTTATGATGCTTTGCTAATTCGTTTAAAAGTTTCACGTTTTTTTTGACGTAAATATAATCATTATTTTTGATTAGTTGTTAATCACTATGAAATAAAATTTAGGATATTTTATTAGTTCATCTCCAAACTTAAAGTAGAAGAAGTTTTCATCTTCTGATTCCACTTCGTAGTTATGTTTAAATGCTAAATATGTTGTTTTGTGGTTTAGTATGTATTTAACTCTTTTCTTCATTTCATTTGTTTTAATGCCCATGCAGCGTAATCAATAATCTTCTCAAAATCTTCTTTATCTTGTCCTTTCTTTCTCCATACATATTTATCTATGTTAAACCTTACACAAGAAAGAATCTCTTCTTTAGTCATGTTTGCTTCTGCTCTTTGAAAAGTATCTATACCTATTTGATATTGCTTTGGTTTGTTATTTGTTGGTTTTAGTTTGTACTCTATTTGATTTAAACACAATCCTATCTTGTAACCATCATCTAAAGTTACAACAGGCTCTCCATCAAAATCAAAATCCAATACTTCATATTCTTTACCTATGGTTAGTAAATCACTACCATAAGCTGACTCTGTAATTAATATATTATCTCCTATTTTCATATGTTTAAATTAAAAAACACCCTACCGTTTAAGCGTTCAATAAATAGTTAATATTCATTCTTAGTAGGGTGCTTAGTTTATTCTAGAATGGTAAATTATCGTTTTCTACTGGACCATCTGTTGCGTTATGTTCTACATTAGTATCTTTAAATATTTTCCATGCTTCTAATGAGTTAAAGTATTTAACCTCCCCTTGTGGATTTGTCCATTCTCTGCCTCTTAAATTAAAAGATACTTCTACTTTATCGCCTACTTTAAACATATCTAACAATGTACACTTATCTTGTGTTAATTGAAATAATATATCTTGTGGATACATATCATTTGTTGTTAATACAAATTCTCTTTTACTGAATTTATCACTTACTACCTGTGTAGTGTTTACTACTTTTAATGTTCCTTTTACTTCCATTTTACTTTATTTATTTTTAACTATTAAACTTGATTTACTTGTTGTTACTGTTGGTAGTTGTAATAACTCCCCTGTTGTCTCATCTAATGAACTTAGATTCATCTGCCTATTCTTATAAGCTGTCTTATACTTTTCTTCAATTAGCTTTAACTTTTCGTTAGCTTCTATCCATTCAGGAATATCTTTGAAGTTGTATCTAGTAGCACCATTCCTAACTTCGTACTTTTGTCCATTGTGTGAGAATGTGCTTTGTCCATAGTGTTCAGCTTCTTCTATTGCTAAAGCATCTATTTGTTTTTTAGCTTCATTAAATAGTGATTCCATTTTCTTAAA